CGGAATAGTCGCCCCGCGTCTTCCCCATCACGAAGTCAACGCCCATATAGACGTCAAATTCTTCGGACGTGTAATCGATTGTCTTACCGTCCCAATACGTAAACTTGTCCGGCTGGAATACGGCGGACTCTTCGTCAATCGGATTGTTCATATACTCCGTGTTGAACGCCTTTGATCCGTTGTCCCATTTCCACTTAAACAACCGCCATAACGGCTGCGCTTCCGGCCACAATACGATGGCGCCCCGGTCCATTTCGGCTCGATTCGCTTCGTATAACGCCTCGGCTTCCGCAACACGTTCCGCGACCGGCCGTTCCGGATCTTTGTATACGAGTCTGCACGCTTCCCATAGGTCCATCCGCTCCGGCCATTCGATGATCGCCCGGTAAACGCGGTTCCGGAAGTCCGACCGCTCTTTCAATATCCGGACGAGCAGTGCGTCATGATGGACCGTCGTTCCCATGTATACGATCGCCGTCCGTTTACCCTTCGGATCGCCGAGCGGAATGACAACTTGCGAGAACCAATCGCGCATTTCCTGCCGTAGAAGCTCCGTATTCGTATTCCGCTTATCCTCGAGATCGTCACATACGATAAGATCCGGCCGGACCCCGTTCCAGTTACGGCCCCGAAGCGCTTGCCCGGTTGACGCCGCCTCGATTCGTGCTAACGGCCGTTTTGTTCCGTTCGGCTGCGGTTCGGATGCGATAAACTCCGCTGAATTATCCTTAACGTTTTCCTGCTGCTTAACGGATAGCAACGGACCGAAGTCGCGCCGGAGCTTTTCGTTGTGTTTGAGCTGCGTCGCGATCCAATCGAGGTTGCCGGATGATACCGTCGGCGTCTCCGATATAAGGATCGTATACTTACGCTTCCGATAGCAGATTTCGCGTAAGGGGAAAGCCTTCGACAAATACGTTGACTTGGCGTGCGAACGCGGCGCCGCTACCGCTATTTTCGCGTTGACTTCGTTGTTGGATACGTCGTCCATAATATCGGCGATCTCGCGGTGAAACTCTGGCATATCATCAACGCTAACCGCGTCAAACCCGTCCCAATTACCGATATTGCCGGGATTACCGTATTCCGAGAAGTATTCGAGCGCAAACGTTAATAAATCGTCCTCGGCCCGGTTGATACGGTCGAGTCGTTCGTACTCTACGGCGGCCGCGTCTAGCTCGCGTAGGATATCGTCAGGCAGCGAATCAATATCCGTATCGGCCGTCGATTCCATTAACGCCGCGTATTCCGCCAGTTTAGTATCGCGTTCCTGGCGTGTGAGCCAACGTGAGTCAGCGTGTGACCATGCGATATTGATCCGCCTCCTTTCATTTGTTCGTAAATTTCACGTCAAATAACCGCCTCACTACGTAAGTGGACGGATCATACTTCCGTAACGTTAGGACGTGTCTGAGCGTATTTTAGACGGCTTAAAGATAACAACGCTCGGGTCAAAGCTAGCTACGCGGCTAGCAACGTCATCATCCGTTCCCTTTCGCGTCGATGAGCGAGTTCGAATTCGTGTGATTGCGTTAGGAGTTCGATAATCTGCGGTGGAGTACGGCCGGACAACGTAGACATGCCGGCAACGATCGCGTCGTAACGATCATCCGTAAATTCTGGCGTCCGGCTCCGGAAATCGACGAGCGATGACGAACCCTTTGACGTATTACAACTGATACATACCTTAACGAGATTCCAGCGGCTGTTGTGGCCGCCCTGAATCATCGGAATAACGTGATCGATATGGAATGCGCGCTTCCCATCGTTCGGATCGTCAGGACTGCGCTCTTTGCCGCAATAACCGCATTCGTCCGGCGTGTGGTGGATATCGTATGCGTCCTCCATCGTTAAATCAGAGAATACTCCGGCCTTACCCGCCAGGTAGCGCGACGTAGTAAAGAACGCAGCATGCGGATGTCGTTTGCGATACTCGCGCGTCTTTGCTCGCTGATATGCGACGAATTCCGGATCGTTGGCGCGACGATTACGTTGATACTCAGCGCGATATTCACGTTGACTAACGTTTCGGCACTTATTACATTCGCGGTGTTTGCCGCTAAATTTAACGGCTTCTTCCGTCTGTTGACAAGTGATGCACGTACGAATACGAATCAACCTCCGAAAGTTAATTTTGATACGCCGATTTTTCTAGCGCCTAAAGCGGGCTCTCGTCGATGGCCCCTTGGGGGTTTCTCACTTTAACGCATTAACGCGACCTACATATGCATAAAAGTCATCTTTCCTACATAAGTCCGTTCCCTTCCGAAATCGCCCGCATCCCGCACCACTACGCCATTCTCAACGTATTATCACTCGGACCATCAACGTTCTCTACCGCCATTTCTACGTCAAATTTGCACTATTTTACGTATTTCCCCGTCAAAACACGCCATCGACCGCCCGTTCTCCGAAAATTTCCGGGTCGACATCCGCCGGGCGCCCGTCGCAGATATTTACGCTAATAGTCGGAATTCGTCCGGTATCACCAACCGTACCCGCAACGTATTCCTTCATCTAATGGCGTAGATACAACGTACCCATTCCGTTAATCCGACTCTTCCGCGCTAACGCGTTTCTTCAACGAATCCAACCGTTGCCTCAACGCTTCTATATCCGTGCTTCCGCTGTCCTTCGTCTCCACCTCGACCTTATCCGTTAGCAACCCGTTAATCTGCAACGCTAGCTTCGCCATTGCTGCGTTCCCGTCCCGTATCGCAATCTTCGGTAACGACTCGATAAGATCCGGTAGCATGTCCGTGCTGTTACGTACCATCTGACGTTTCAGCTCCGCCTCGAATAGCGGATGCTTCTTCCATTCGAATATAGTCGAACGATGTACGCCACACTCGCGAGCGATATCGTCTACCGTAGGACGTTCCGATTTAGGAAGCGCTAGATATCGGATCGCTACGTACTGTTCCGTTGTTAATGTCTTCGCCATCTATTCGTTCACCTCCGTTACTGCTTCGTTATAATATTCCGCCTGGATTACGTTTGGACAAGATGTACAACGTTAATATTAACGCAGGAGCGACGAATACTACCGCTACTGTACGTACCTTATCGAATCCCTCCGCTTCATATACCGCTCTCCTAACGGTTACTAGCATTACTAAGAACAACGCTATGTGTACGATACATAGTACGTAGATTAACGTTAACAACCGTATCAACTCCGTTCTTATACGTTTGTCCGCGTACAATCAATATGATTGACCGTGGACCTAAGTGCCTGCCGCGGCCTTCCGGCCTTGCCCTGTCTACGTGAAAGATCATCACGTATCCAGAATGTTCAATGCACTATTTGTCCCGGCCTCTTTCGGTTTTAAAAGAGGTCGGTAATCTCTTATAACAACGATTCATCCGAAGTCCATACGATTATGCAAAACGTCATCAACGCCGGTAACCGTAGTACATGCGCTACTATACGCAGATACCACGGAAACGCCGTTATCCTATACGGTTGGAACACGAGCCCCATCGCTAGATAAGCGGTGATTAATAACGATATCAACACGTTCATTCCTCCGTTCGATTCCGTAGCTTCTCGGGATAAGAAGAAGGAATCCCCGCAAGCCGCGCCGTTATGCGGTTTTACCCGTTTCCAATGGTACGCTAGCATTCCATTAATGGTACGCTGGCGTTACATATTGGAAACGGCTGGTAATCGTTATTCCTCGTCCTCTTCCGCTGCTTGCTCGAATAAACGCACGGCAGACGCGTGAGATGACGTATCGCCTCGGTAGATAAACGCCGGATTAAGCATGTAGTATTTCGCTCGGCCGATCGTAGTCACACCGATTAATCGCTTCTTCCGTAATGTCTCGAGTACTCGACCGCAGCGGTGCCGGCTCCATCCCATTAACTCGGCGGCCCTGTTAACGTTGAAGAAGAAAGCATCCTCGTCTTTAACGTACTGATCGTAATCGAGGTATATGAGTAGCGAAAATAGCAACGATTTCTCGTCATCGGCCAGCGTTTTCGACCGGACTAACTCGCGCGTGCTCCCGTGGAATACCATCGTAAACTCAGCGCGCTTCTCGAACCGTTTCGGTCTGCCTACGTTAACCTGTTCGCCTTTCTTAACGTCTACTACGACGCGTTTAACTTCGTTCGTGCCGTTGCGGAAATGTCTTGCGGATACTGCGTCTATGATTTCGCCAGTTGCCGTATCGATAACGTTGGACAATTCGTGTGCGCTCCTTTATAGCGAAGACGTCCGGAGTATACCCGGATCATGCGTCCCCTCGCACGTATTCGACAAAATAAAAAGGACGCATCCGTGTGGAAGCGTCGTCTATAACGTATAGGTTTGAGATCGTATAAAATGGTACCTCGCGCAAGGGATTTACTGTAATTTGTCGAATAATTACGTAATATGACGAAAGGGGAGAACAATTTGAGTAACGCAATCCACACACATGCTATTCGCAATAATAACGGAATCGAATGTAAAGTAGACTACTTTCAGAACGGTGATCAAATCTATGGTTTAATTATGCGAGTAGGCGAAGGCGTATCGGCATCACCTTCACTCCGTATAGAAGGGTCTGACACAATAGAAGGCGCTGTGTATAACGTCAAGAAGTTTACAGAGTCGAACGAGTACTCTCGCTGGTTACGTGGTGAGACGTAGTGAAGGCTACTCGCTATCTCGGATTCCGCACGCTTACGTCTCCGCTTCACTTCCATACGGCCGCGATCGACGGTACCGTTATACTTGCGTTCCAGGACGGCGAGTTGATCGGGTCCGGCCGGATTAGTGACGTCGGTCCGGAGACGCTGCGAATCGGAAATGAACGGTTCATTATCGCAAATTGTACGTTCACATACG